GTAGATTTACTTCCATTATAACGAGGATAAATTACTCGTTTTGAAGTATAATTTGAATCTTGAACAGCAGCTTTAAGTGCACTTCCACTAATTAATTGTAAATAGTTAGTTGGAGTAGTTATGCCTGAGGAATAATCTACTGCTTGGTAAGTAGAGCTTAATCTTTCTAATTCAGCATTGTTAATTAAAGGATTATAATTACTATTATAATAATTAGGAAGTGCTATATATGGTTCAAATATTACAGAAGTAGAATTAGAAGCTGTATTTGGAAATTTTTGGTTTACAGATATATTTAAACCTGTTATTTGAAGATTTCCAGTGTAAAAATCATTATTATTTAAAATTTCAGTAAATAAGCTAGTGCCTGGGTCTAAAATTCCTGTAGGAAGTACGGTTGTTGGATCCCAATAAGGATGAATTGAAGCGCCTGAACCTAGAGAAAGTGTTCCTGAAAAAGCAAAGTTTATAGGAGTAGCAGTAGTTACAATATATGAAGTAGAGTTATCAATAGTTTGAGCAGTTTGACCTACATTTGATCCTGTTACTTTATAAAATAAAACCATCTCAGCAGTAGCTCCAGTTGCTGTTGCAGTGCCACTCATAGTAAGAGATAATTCTACATTAGGTATAGTATCAACTGTATAATAACCATTAGAAGCAGTGTAATAATTATTAGGATTATACAAAGAACTATTATAAGTTACTCGTGTACTATTTCCATTATTAACTGTAAGAGAAGTAGTTCTAGAAGCACTAATACTATAATTTTTTATTTCAGTTGGTAAAGGACCTGAGGTTGCTATAGTTGCAGCCACTGAATTTGGGGCTAATTGGTATAAATAATGGTTAGTATATTCTGAAATTCCTATAATAGTATAAGGGATATTTTTAATGATAAGTTGACTTAATTGTCCTAAAGGAATTTCAAAGTCAGTTCCATTAAGATCTACTTTATTTATTTTTACAAATGGATTGGAAGGAACAGTATCTTGTTTATATGGATAAGGAGCTATTACAACTAAATCTCCAACATCAGGATCTGTATATTGACTTGGGATAACTTCATTTTGAAGAAATGACAAATAAGTTGAACTAATTTGTTGTAAAGGTAAATCCCACAAAGGCATAGAATATATTATAATATTATAATTAGCTTCAACTAAATCTAAAGGATATGGTTGAGCTAAGCTTTGTGTAGTAACAGTTATATTAGATCCACTAAATTCACCATCATAAAATTCATCTTGAGAATCATGTAATACTAATACTGAACCTGAAATGGTTTGGATATTTTCATACCAACTTTGAGTAACAAAATAAATATTTTCAGGGCCTAATCCATTAGGACCATAAGGTGAAGTATCAACCCCATTAAACATTTCAAATGTACCTCCAGTACCACCACTAAAGTTTTCTATAGTTCCTGGGTTGTAGTCGTTCCATTGTGGAGCTACAGTACCAGAAACTGAAATATCTTGGAAATTAAATGGGATATTATTTGTAGAACCACTTCCGTAGTATGCTATAGTTGAATAGTCATCAACTTGTGGTTGTGGGTATTTATTTCTTTCTAAAAGAGTTTGTTTAATAACTACTCCGGAAGCAAGACTTGTACGTGCAGGTACAAAATCTTTAATCATTTTAAATAATGAATTATCAAAAAATTTGATTAAACGAATATAATCATTTAAGTCATAATTTGAAGTATATTTTTCAAAATACTCATTACGTAAAGCATCTAAATCAGGATATGAAGTAGCTGATGAGGATCTTAATCTAGGATCACCAATATAATCACCTATATTAAAGTATCCAATTTGGGAAATGATGTCATCATTAATTTCATCTTGTGGAGCAAATGCTACCTCAAGTAAATTAGTATTTGCAGTATAACTTTGACTAGCAGCTAAATTTTGAGCTAATGATCTAAATGGTGATAATGTATTGCCAGAAGGTATAACATTAGTTTCTACTCTGATTTTATCAGATATAGCATTTTTAATACCAACTACAGGTTGATCTAAAAAGAAATATTCTGTATTAGAAATAAAACTTGCAGTATTACTAATAAAAAAATTATTACCTGTAGAAAAAGATGATGTTGGAATCCAGGAACCTGTTACTTTAGGGTGGATTGATTTAGAACCAGTATACAATTCTCCACCTAAAGAAGCTCTAAAAATTAATTGATCTGGGGAAGAATTTAATGAGTTTCCTTCAATTGAAGAAGGATTCATTATATAATCCTTAAATACACTTTCACTTAATATAGTATTAAAATACCTAATTTCTTGATAAGAACCACTAAACATTTTTCCAAAGGAAGAATTAGCAGTAGATGGAAAATAACTAATAGTACTATTGTCCCAAGGGACTTCATTAGTACTTATTGAAGAAGAAGCATAAAATCCTAGTTGAGTTCCATTATCACCTCCTTCATAGGTATTATTCCCAGCATATAATTTAAATATATAAGTTCCTTCATAACCAGTAGCCATTACACTCCACCAATCACCATTAAAGAAAGGTAAATAAACACTAGCTGAAAATGCAGGAGATGATGTATCTGGGATAAAATCTAGATGAGCATATTCATTATATGGATCGGGAATTGAACCTGAATAAGAACCACTTGTATATCCTGAACCTGTATATCTTAAACGAATGGTTACTCCCTGATCAGTTGTCCATAAACTTTGAGAATAATACCCTGCGTTTGTAGGAATACCTTTAGTTTTAAATCTAAATTGTACTGTTTTAGGGATGTTATCTGATGGATTCCAAATTGGATTAGCTAGCCAAGAAGAAGATACATAATTTGTTCCTTGAGTATCATAAGCATAATTAAATACATTTTGCCAATCATCCCAATCGTTTGTATTTGATTTGTCTTTACCTCCAAATTCATTAATTCTTAATACAGTATCAGGAATACCATATGAGGTGATTAAAGTGCGCAGACCAGGCAATGTACCTTTTGCCTTCAATAGGTATGGTAAATTATGATAAATTCGTTTATATAACGACTTATTTACGTCGTCTAACGGCATATAATCGTTAGAGGCAGATATTAAAGTATCAACATATTCAAATCCACTAGGAGTTGGAAGTGAGCCTGTAATATTAGGAAATGGGAATAAACCACCTTGAGGAGTTAAACCTAAGAACGCAGTATATAAATCTTCGTTTGAAAAATTATTTTGATATAATTTAATTCCAAAATCACGAATAGCATCTGCAACTATATCTTTTGAAATACCGTACTCTAAACGGTTATCATTATCATATTTGTTGATAATATCTTTATAATAAACCCAAATACTATCATAAAGTTGTCCAACCATCTGAATAAAAGTTTCATATGGTTTATTTTGAGGATCATCTCTTAAATATTCAGGGATAGTATAAAGAAGATAATCTTTATTATCGTTGTCAAATAATGAAGCAGATAATAAACGACCACCATAATATGGACTTGCAGGATTTGTATTACCTATCCAAGTTAATACTTCATTACTATCAGATGCAGCAAGTGTGTATGGTTTTTGAGAATTAGTTTTAGGCCAAGCGTATGAACCAGTTTCATAATATAAGTAATATTCATAATCATCGAAATAAGTTATGATATTATTTATTTTAGATTCATATTCAGCTATACTACTACTTGTATAAACAGGTGAGTTCGTTGTTGAATTAAGTAAATTAATATTTTCATTATATTCTTCAAGAAGTTGAACTTTATAATAAAAATTTTCAAGGCGAATTTGTGCTGAACTAAAGTGAACATAATTGTTAAAGTCACTATAGTCTATATTAATATCAAGACCTTTTTCTTCAAGTAAACTTTTTAATTGGTTTTGAGAGCTAGTTAAAGCAGTTGTAGTTAGAGAAGTATAATCTAAAGATATAGTTGAATTATTAATTTGATCTTTTAAATCTAAATTAAAATTAGGACCTTTTAAAGAAAAAGTATCTATAACTTCAACAGGAACTATAGGAAAACTTACTTGATAAGCAACTGGTTCTTCAACTAAAGTTACTATCCATAATGTAGAATTTAAAACAAAATTTTCAGGTAATGCCTCATATAATTTTACTAAAATAGTAGGGTTATTTGGATCCTGATCATCGAGAATAATATTATTAGCAATTACTAATCTATTATCTCCAAAATTAAGATAAAAATCAAGAAAATAAGGACTATTTTCTCGTTCTATAACAAAATTTGTTGTTTGGTCTACAATACTAAATTCAGTTAATACTGTACTATCTAAACGGATTTCGGTTCTATCAGAAGAGATTTCAGAAATAAAAAGTTGTTCTAGATTAGAACCTATTTTTTTATTTAAAAAATTAAAATATGTTACATATTCACCTTCTGAAAAACCAGAATTAATGAGGGTTTGTTCAGGGTCAACAATTATCTGAGAGATTTCATTATTGGATCCAGCGGATTGACCATTAGCTAAAACAGTATATTGAACAAAATTGTAATTAGTAGAAAGAATAGTTTTATTAATATCATAAACAAAATATTCAATATAACTACTATCAGTTAATACAGTATTTATTTCAAACGAAGGAATTAAATTCGTTTCTTGTGGATTATAATTTTGTAAAAAATAATCTTGAGTACTTATTGGAATAATTTCTGCGGCCATTATTGTGGGTTAGCTAATGTTGTACCTGTTTGGGCTTCTAAAAGCTGTCTTTGTGTGTCTAATAATTCAATCCTTAATTGAGAAATTTCGGTTTGAAGAGCATCTATTTCATCTTGGTTAGGAGAAAAATTAATGTATTCACTACTTTTTGTAATTAAATATTCATGTGAATTTATAGCTCCTAATTCAGGTATATCATAAAATAATTCATTATATAAGGTAAAAAAATCTTCAACAGTAGGTTGAGTTTCTATCTGTTGTTGGACTGAAGTAACTCCCAGTTCTGTAAAATCAGTATTAATAACTTTAGAATAAACTCCTTTGTTAAATACTTGTTTTTGAAGATTTATATTTTCACTCATCCATTAATAACTTTAAAATAATAGCTATCATCATAAATTACTGTAGAACCTTGAATAGTAGATTTAATTAAAATTTTATAATATCTTTCGGGTTCTAAACCACTCATATAAACATCAAAATAATTACCAGTTGAATCGGAACTAATTTGAGTATAATTGTTATCGAAGTTAACAACATACTCGTTGGTATCCAAGTCTTTTATTGCATAGTATGAAGCAGTTGGTAAATAATTTAAATTAGTGTATAAAGAGGATGTTTGATATGCTCTAGCTGGGTATAAAGGACTTACATTAACATAAAATCTATTTATACTTTCAGGGAAGAAAACACCTGGGTTTTCGGATAAAGCCATTTTAATATTAGAAGTAGTAACAATACTTCCAGTAGCTGATCCAGTTAACACGGTTGAATAATCTCTCCATCTAAATTCTAGAGTTGGAGGATATATTGTATTTGTATCAACACTATAAAATTTAAATACAGGTTGAACATATTCACTTGGATTAAATTCTTGTGATCCTGTAAGTTTAACTATAAAGCCATAATTTAAAATAGATGCACTATACCAAGCATTTACTGTATTACTTGTATTTATTTCTATATCTTTTACATCACGTAAAGCAAAAGATTCAGTAACCAAATAAGTAGAAGAAGTATACCAATTACCTCCACCTTGACTAGCATATGTTGAATCATACGAACTAGTATAATATCCTCCGGTAGTGTTTCCTCCTAAAGACCAAGGGTTTGAACCAGAATAAGAAGAATAAACCCAAGAAACTCCATCTTCAACAATTGGAGAATCTAAAGCATAACCTGTTCCGTTGTTCCATTCTTGAGCAACTGGTCGGATTTCTAGTTTAGTAGATTGGTTTATACCTTGGGCTTCTGCTATAAAGTTTTTTAAATAAACTGCATAACTTTTTCCAGATATTTTGTTATTAATTATATCTTGAATTTCACTTGTTGAAAATTGAATTAGATATCTAGCTACGTTAGGTAGCCCGTCAAGATCTAATCTATTTGATGCTTCTAAAATAGCATCTAACCCTGTGTTCATTGTAGGGTAAGCAGAATATAGAGTGGCGTCTTGAGTAGGAAATAATTTATATACAGCCATTTATATATTTTATTATAAATATGGCGTTATAAAGGAACTACTTTACCTTTTATGTCAGTATTAGGGTATCTTACTTCAAAGATGCTAGGATCTAATGAAGGATAAATTACTTGGTTTTGGGTTGCTCCGGTTATATCATAAGCATATTGTGAATACCCTGCATTAGCTCCTGCTTTATTTGAAAGAGAAATATTTTTAACAGTTTGAACACCTGTTATTCTATCAAGTAAAATGTATAAATCACGAAGTAAAATCGGTTGATTAATTTGCCATTTTGAAATATTAAAATAATTTTGCAAAGCAGTAATACATGCTAATAGTACTTCATTATTGTTATATTCAGGTAAAACTATAATTTCAAAATCAACAGCTATGTTTATTATAAAAGCATTTCTAATTTCAATATTATCACCAATCATTCTATATTGGGACATATAAGTACGTAAATTATTTTTTAATGTATCTGTAGCATAATCTAATTGTCCTTGAGAATTTAAAGACAAAACATATAGATTGAGAGTTTCAATTGTTGAAACTTGAGCATCTGTTAATTTAGGTTGTTCAATATATGCTTTAGAAACAGCACCATAATCAGAAGGCATACTTAAAGCTCTAATTAAATAATCATCTGCTGTAACTGATCGTTTTTGGGAGGCTATGAGTGCTAAGGTATTTTGACGAATTTCTTCTATAGTATCTCCGGCTTTACCTCCATCAGCTGCAGCTGGGTTATTAGCGGCTAAGGAAGCAAAAACATAATTAGCTGTAGTAGGAAAAAGATTTACTTGGCTAAATTGAGCAAATCCAGGAGTTATACTAGTTAGAGCATTAGCTTCTACATTTGATGAAACCCCACCACCAGTTAAATATCTTATTGTTAAAGTAGTATTAGATGGTGCAATACCATATGTTTTAGTATATAAAAAGTTTACAGGAGAATAAGCAGCTGTTAACTTATCTTTTTCAAATGGTAAACCAATACCTACATTATCTGCATTTGGAGTAATTTCTTCATCAGTAGTTGTTGGAGAACCAGCACCAAATTGAAGTTGAAATTGTGTAGTTGAAATTACTTTTGTAGCAAAACGTCTTTGAACTTTTTTCAAACGAAGAAGATATGGTGTATCTCCATTAGCATTTGGATCATTTACATTGGTATTTTTGATAGAATCTAATACCATTTCTTGACCTAAATGATCTACTTCATACCATTTATTACCGTCTGAATCTACAATATCTAAAATTTTAAGGAAATTATTAGCTGAGATTGTTATAGTATTAAAAGGAACAGGGTCAGTAAATGAAAACGTTTGAGTATTAACAGTAGCAGATAATGCTTTTCTACTTTTCTTTAAAAGAAAATATTGTGGATTATTAGCAGCAACTTGATATACTGAAATTGAAGTAGGGTCTTGGGAACTAGAAATAGAAAAATCTATTTTATCTTGAACAATAAAAGAAATCCCATTTTGAGAAGTTACAGTAACATTTTCATTAACTGTTAAAGCATAATCATAATCAGGAACATATACACCACCAACAAATTTAGAAGGAACTTGTTGATAAAAATCAACTACAGTTTGTGCTGCTGTTGAAACATTTGGTTTGTAACCAAACATATATGCTAATTCATAAACATTATTTGTTTGTTGAGCATATTGAGTAAATACTTCTTGAAATTGATTATCTAAATAAAAACTTAAAACATCCCCTACATATGCCGCTTGTTCCATAAACATCATACCAGGTGATGTTGGTGAAAAATCAGTATACGTGTTAGGGAAATATGTACGTGTAAATTCTACTAATCGTGTTTTAAAATCAGTAAAATCACGGTTAATATATTTTATGTCTTTTTTAGAGGTTGCCATTTATTAAAATTGTATTTCTAAAGTATCGTTTATAGAAGTGTTTAATACAGAATATTTCAAAGTTACAGTTATTTGATTTGTATCACTTTGTCCAGTAACTGTTAAATCATCAATTATTATATTAGGAAAGTATATTGCGAGTTTATCATTTATATCTTCCCTTAAAAAATTTAAATTATCTTCAGTAATTTGTTCAAATATAAATTCTCTCAATCCACCTCCAAATAATGGGTTTAATGGGCGTTCTCCTGGGTTGGTAAGGAAGAAATTGATGAGATTGTTTTTAGTCGCATCTTTTGTTTGATAATTTGAAATAAAAACAGCGGGACCACTAAAAGGAATATTAACCCCAACGGCAACACTTGCGTCAAAATCTACAGGAGCTATTTGTTGGGGGCTAAATGCCATTATTTACTATTTAACAAATTCATAATTTGATCCATTCCTAATTCACCTGTACCTAAATTACCATTTACAGGATCAGATGATTGAGGTCTAAATGGAACAGCATCTTGTGAAGTAAAACTTAAAGCAGTTTCACCTAATACCTCAGCATATTTTGTTTTAAAATCTACTGGGGGTGGAGCATATGCTGGTTTTGGGGTTGTTGCTGGAGTTGGAGAGTAAGATTCTCTAACTATTTGTTTTGGGGTACGAACCGCTTCCAAAAGAATATCTTTTAATTCCTCTTGGATCGCTTCTCGTACAGCTTCTTTAATTAATTTTTTTAATCCGTCGGTTTTCATATGTTTATAAATATTAAATTAGTCAGCTTTTAAATTATTTACTTGAATGTAAAATACTAATTCGTCAATTAATATTTGATCTATTGAACTAAATGACCATTCTCCCTTTAACATCACTACATTTTGTTTATTACGAGCAATAGCTCTTCTACGTTTTAATGAATTAGTAGTTGGTTCGGTTTCAACCCCCATTTCAAATCCATTTACATTTGTAACTACAGGGGATGTTTGAGTTGATTGTTGAACAGTTAAAGCAGTTAATTCAGTTGAAAGTTGCTCTTGAGTAAGATCTGGAGAGCATGTTTGAATAAGATTGTCTAGGAGATTTAGGTATCGAACTATTGTAGCTAATGTTTGGCGTAAAATGCTTAAAATAGCTATTAATCCTACATCTACTCCTTTTAATACTGTTAATGTTTTTTCTGTTTTATCTATTATATCTTGGATTTTATTAATAACATTAATAGGAATACCAGGAACACCAGGAACACCAGTTGATGTCGGAATTGGAATATTTTTAATTACTAATAAAGATGCATTTAAAACATCTATAACGCTAGAAGTAATAGATAAAGCATTATTAGTTCGTTCTATAGCTCTAAGAGCATTATTTAATTGTTTTACTATTTTATTTTTCTTACTAATTATAACAAGAATTTCTTCCTGGGAAGGGCAAGATTTAATTTCATTTATTAAATTCTCTTTACCTTCAGCTATTAATTCATTTACTTTAGTTACTCCAAAAGATGAGATCAATATTAAACAAAATGGAATTGCTGTTTTTTTAAGTTCAATTTCTAATTGACTTAATTTTTCTTGAGCATAATATTTTAAATCCTTTTTAGTTTGTGCTAATTTTTGAGCTTGATCTTTATCAGGAGACAAAGCATCAATCATTAATTGCCTCGTATCTAAATTTATAGGATTTAATGTTATAATTCCTAAATCTCTTTTAATATCACCATTTCCTTTATAAGGAACAACTTCAACAGGTTCGTATATTGATCCCGGGAGATTGGCTGAAATAAGAATAGTATTAGGTTTATTTTGATTAGTATTAATACTAACAGCGTCTACTATTGATCTAAAGTATTCAAGATCAAATGAATATGAAATTGTATTTCCTTCTAAAGTTTGTTTAAAATTAGTTCCAATTTTTTTTGCAGTTAAATATTTAAAATCTTGTGGAACTGAAAAATTAGAGAATCCGGGGATATATCTAATAGTTGAGGTTTGTTCTACTGTTTGACCTATTGAATTTAAAATAGGATTTATAACAGTAATTTCTTTTTTCTTAGGAAAAATTTGATAAAGAGGAGTTGTTGGAGTACCATCTATATCAGATACATAAACAGTAAATCCTAAAGGATCTTCTCCCTCAGGAATCATAATATCTCCATTAATAGTTACTAATTGGGGATTTTCGGTTTGAGGTAAAGAAGGTGTAGCAGATAAAATACCATCTGAAATTTTTGGGATTTCAAGTTTAAATCTACCTTTTCTATCACTAATAGCGTTATAGTAATCAAAATCTTCTCCATCAGGTGAAAAAAATTTTACTTTAGCTCCTTTTATAGGAGTATTAGAAGTACTATCATATATTTTACCTTTAACAGTTTTTAATTTATTAGATTTTAATATTTTAAATAATTCTTCTCCAGCTGCTATTTGAGATTGAATTATTCGATCAATTATTTCTACTGAGGCTGAGATATTTTGGTATTCGGAACTTCCAGTAGCTTGATTTTTAACATAAATTGAAATAGTTTCTCTTTTATCTTTTCGGGATAAATTATTAAAATCAATTAAATCTTGAGTAGTAAAACCAAATTTAGAAAAATATATAGTATTTAATGAAGATGTAAAAGTATTTATTAATTCTGATTTTTCATATTCTTGTTTTTCTTCATTATCTAAAACTCCATCTTTATTTAAATCAAATTCAGCTTCTTCTAAAGATAAAGGTAAATTTCGAGATTGAGATACTTGAATAAAATCTTCAACTATATTTTGAGATAAAGCAATTAATCTAGGTGTTATACCAAATATTAAAGATCTTAAGTCAGTTTGCTTTGTAAGATCAAATAAAGAAGAATCGTTTTGAAATGCATTAATTACATTATTATAATTAGGTACACTTCCATTTGGTATCTGTTTTAAATTATATCCCCCCATTTAAATAGTTTTTACAAAATTAGATTTAATACCGTTGGTTTGATCTTCTAATAATTTTTTTAATTCTTCTAAAGTAGCTAAAGCTTGGCCTGAAATTATTAAAGATGCAGTATCAGGGATAGAAACACCTTGAGGGTATATTTGAGCTACTTTAAGTATTTCAGATATACCTTGAAGTATATTTGTTAATTGAAGAAGAACTTTAACAGTATCATCTCCTTTTAATACGGGTTGCATTTTATCTTTTGTAGAGCTTACCCCTAATCTAATTTGATTAGCAGACATATTAATTTGCCCAGATTCAATATTAACACTAGTACCTCCAAATAATCCAATTGATCTATTAGCCCCAATTAACACATCATTAGATTGAGCATCTATTACAATTCTATCTGAATTGAGTAATATTTGGGGAGATATAAATTGGGAAGGGGTTACTGGTTTAGGAACCTCAGTATTAGCATATGACTGGTATGGGATAGCTTGGAGACCTGAGAGGTCATAAGGGAGTGATTGAGTTGAAGTTAAATAAATAGAAGATAAATCTTGTTTAATATTTTCAACAATAGGTTCAGCACCAAATTCTGTTGCATTTCTATTTTGACCGTTTCTAATTATAGTAATAGGATCTCCATTTGTACCTGAACGAGACCAAGGATTAGCAAAAATACTTTTTGATTTAGCTGTACTTCCTAACCTAATACTATTCCCCCATCTACCTTCATATATGACATCACCCATATAAGGCATTAATGGGTGGATATTTGAACGCTCTACAAAAGTAGCTTGACTAATACTATTAGGAGAATTTAAATTAATTTGTTGAACTTCATTATCTACAATATTTACTCCACCGGCTTCAACCTGTGTGTAATCTAATTGTTGGGATGGGGGTAATAAATTAGTAGTATTGACAGGATATGGACTAACATTCGGAGAAAGCATCCCCCATACAGGAACTACTTCACCATAAACCCAAGAACCAGCTGGTTCATTTGGAGTAATATGTTTCCAAGCTTTTACATATTCATTTACTGTAGGATACTTTGATCCAGCGCTAAATGATGGACGAGCTCTTATAATTTGATTTTCAATAGTCCCATCAAAATTAGCTTTATTGCCTATTATAGTTCCTATTTGATTTAATCCTTGATTAGAGTTATATTGGGCATGGTTTTCATCTAAGATAATGTCATTAACCCTTACAAGGATTTCTCCATTTTGTTTTTTCTTAGAATTAAAATTTTTAGGATTTCCTAATGCCCTATTGGTCATTGAAGGAAAACCAAATTTACCGTATGCCATTAATCTTTAGGATTGAATTTTTTAACCTCAGATAATAATTGTGCTTTTTCATCTTCAGTCATTCCAAACCCTTCATCTTCTGATTTACCAGTAGCAAGAGCACGTTGAATGATTGTAGCCATCTTAATTAACTGTTCATCGTTTTTGATACCTAATTCCATATATTCCTTGATTAAAGGAACTATCAAAGTAGCGTCACCAATGTCATTGATAAGTGGTTTTAACTCACCTATCAAAGCTGTGATTTGGGTCTCTTTTTTCTTTTGGTTTTCGTAAATTTCCTTGAGAATATCCGAGAATTTTTTCTTTCCAAATACGTTTGATTCTAAATTACTCATATGTATTGTTTTTTATAAATATAAACAACTACTAGAGTTGGAAACTCATGTATCCTTCCTCCAAATAGAATAGGTAATTTCTCTTAAATACATCATATAATACACCTGCTATTTTAGTAATTTTGGGAGTTTTGGCATCTGGAATCATTTCGTGGATATAAATATAAAGTGCCTTTTTATTGAATACGTCTATACTTTCTCGTTTTCTAAACAGCTCTAAAACCGCATCCGCAATTTTCGCGTCATATTCTTTAGGGAAGATTTCGTATAAGTTAAAACTAACAAATTCAACATATTCGTCCATAAAATGAGATAATCGATCATCTGAATTGTTTGGTTCAATAGTATAAGTGTGGTCTGAATCGTCTTTGGATAATTCATCTACTGAAACCTTGCTAATTTTGCTTTTGTAATTTTTTTCATTATATAAAATACACCATCGTTTTACAATGGTACCAAAGTAAGAATATGCTTTAGCTCCATTCTGGGGGTTGAATAAGTGAATTTTGGATAAGAGAAATACTATAATCTCATGTTGTAAATGCTCTAAATTTTCTACTTCAGTATGGTAAAATTTGAACGTATGGATTATATTCTGGGTTAATTTGAAAAATGCATAATGGATACGGTCTTCATAAATTTTACTTTTCAATACAGGATCGACCGTATTGTTATATAACACGATCGCATCCTCAGTATCTTGAGTAAAGTAATTTTTACTTCCCGGTTTTTTAGGCATTTTAACTAAACTTTCTAAGGTTGAATTCATTGAGGATTTCTTGAATTTTTAAAATTGATTGAAATATAACCCCAACTTCATCATCCTTTTCAAACACACCTCCACGGTCTAGTTCTTTAAGTTTTTTATCTGAAATTTCAATTGTACGAGATAAACGATCTAGATATGCTAAGTATCCTGCTAATACGTCTTCTTGTTTTTCTACTTTGCGCATAAGGTTAAAAGTCGTGAATCCTAGGATTACGACTAAAACCGCTAAAACGCTAATTAATACTGTTGTCATAAGCTATCTAACATATTTTTTAAACTATCACTTTTGAACGTGCCTAAAGCTTTAGTTTTGGTTGATGTCTTTTTGGACATGTTGGGTTTATTCCCTAATGTAAAATTCCCTTTTCCGTTATCCACGGACTTTTTGTCCTCTTTTAACTTAGGTAACCATTCACGTTCAAACTCGATACGTGCTGCCATCAAATCTGCCTGATGGATAATATAAGGGAGTGAAGTACGTGGTTTTTGCTCGGGCATAAATGCCATAAGATATTTTTCATTTGCCTTATCATATAAACCATCATGTGTTTGAATAGCTAACATTTCATTGAATGTATACTGGACACCATGTGATTGGAGCATAAATAAGCCTCTATCTGGAACTGATGAAAAAGGAACTTTAGTATTGAACATATAATCCTCTCCTAATTTTTCACGTCTCCAATTATCAGTCTGAGGGATATATGATTCTTGAGTCTCATCACCCATTTTACCTAGATCATGATTCAGGGCTGAGAAGACTAATTCTTCAGTTGTAAATGTAGACATATCACATCCTTCAGATTCCCATAATTGAGCTTGCTTAAGAGCACATCGAATAACGCGTAAAACGTGTTCTACATATCCTCCGGGGAAAGCATTATGGTATTCTTTTTTATGCGCAGCAGGCATTAACATCAAACGATCAGCATATTGCTCATAAAATTCTAATAATTTATCTTTACGAGGTTCGGAAATATATTCTTCAATGTAAGATAATAATTCATTCCAATTGTCTTGGATTTGTTCAGAGGTAAGATTCATAACTTTTATTTATTTAATTAATTTTCACGTTCAACAATAGATTGGGTATCCTCCTTAAGTTCAAGTGCCTCTTCTAAAAT